CCACTGTGAGCCCAAACTTCTTCATAACTGGCATCTCCTGTTTGTCCTCCAGTTCCTTCTGACCCACCAGTACTTGACCACGCTGTTCCTCCCGACCAGTCTGACCCACTTCCTGATTCTAGTGCAGCTCCGGTGTCAGGATCCCATGAAAATGAATCATAATTGGGAACGTCATGCGGTCCTCTGTGTGGAGTGTCCGGCTTGTATATCTCCAGAAGATCCGCCTCGTCGTCTGTTATGTAAGCAAGATGCGTTTCCGGTGCGCCTGGACGCGTCTTCAAATAACGCGGTACGCTTAGTATTTCGCTCTCTGTGTGATTGCCTGGG